TAAAGGGGAGTTCGATTTGAACGACCAAACAATCATAGGAGTCCTGGAGTTCGTTAAATATGACTTACTAGCTACCAGTGTTATAGAGTTTGATGCAGACTTTGACCTAGAAGAAGACGATGACGATGATGATGACTTTGAAGATACTAAGGTTTAGTACAAGGCTAGTTCAATTGTATTAGATTTTAATTTTAGTTGAAAAAATCTGAAGGGGTTACGCTATATACGCTGTCGTAAAAAACCCCCTTGGCATACCCTAAAAAAGAGCTGTGGGTGGGGTATTGTTAACAAATTGACAATCAATGCTTTTCATAAATCCCTGGCAATCAATGTATTTATGAAAGTAAATCGTACAATATGGATTATGTCTAATTGTTAATAATCAATGACTTAGGTTATTTTACACGAGTAAAGCAAGTATAACTCATATTGTTGATGTAATGACAGCTTGAAAGCATGACGTCATGACTTCACTTGTAAATTTGTATTTCCTTTTTCGTTTAACTTTTTCCATATTTGGCAATCGTTTCCATATTTGGATAAGTCTATTGAAAACCGCTTAAACACTACAAATTAACCTTTAATCTTTTCATAAAGTCTTGCCAGAGATAGCTTTGCAACAAATGTTTTCGGATGATTGCTATAAAAATTACCTTGTTAAAACTTTTTTAATATTTTGTATATCCATTGATTATCAATCGTTTAGCGACTGATTTTGTAGGCATAGCTATTGACAGGCATGATAGTATGGAATCGAACCAAGTTTATTAATTACAAATTAGAAAACACTATGAACCAAAACCAATTCAATTCACTAATAGATTCACTTGTAGAGTCTGTTAAAGACTATAACCTCGATACATCATTCGATTATTATGACGCCATTGTAGAGATATGTGCAGACTGCGATCATTCATTTGTTTATCACAAAGCGTGGCAATTGGTCAATTTTGTAAGATTCGAGCATTTCAACATTGAAGGCTTAGGCTTATTTTATGAGGTGGAAACGGAAGTCAAAGACAATGATCATAACACCGATGATGTAAACTTAGATGATTACATGCTGACTTACGCTTTCAATATTCTCAAAGTTGCAACTCTTAAAAAGTACGAAGAACAATTAAAGGAATTAGCATAATATGAAAAAACCAACAGACATAGAAGAACTATTCACATCATTAAAACCATCACGCAAGGAACAAGCTCTTATCTGGCTTCTATCGCCTGTAATAGTCCTTTGCACATGGGCTTTATTAATCTTTATATGTAGCCTATAATGAGCGTAACCGAATACATAGAAGAAACCGCTTTTGTTTACCGCATCAAATCAGATTATAAAGAGGTATACATCGAGTGGCACATGAAAGACTTACCGCACCTGTTCACTGGACGAGCGAGTAGCCATGAGGAAAAGATTGAGCAATACAAAAGCGTATTGAAAGAACTTAAGAAATTAAACAATAAAAAGAAATAAAACCAACATGAAATATATAATAGAAAAAAATAATACCAAAAGCTCAGCTTACGCTTATGTGACTGACGAACTTAAAACACTTCAAGAAAACATAACCTTTATAAAATCGGATATTGTTATTGATGATGATTTAAAACTACAACTTGCAACGGAAGAACTAAACAGGATATTCAAAGAGAATAATTGTTATAAAAACTTTACGATAGATAGCGAAGGCTTACACTTTGATGTGTCTGGTCATTACATTTCTTGGTCTAAAGAAGAACTAGATTATAGATTCCAAAACGCTTTTGATAGTATCTTTGAACAGTTTGAAACCAAATAATGAAAACTAAACTTATACTTACAACTTTGTTACTCGTATCGAGTTGCAAATCACCTAGATTAACCGACCGTTGCAGTGATGTATCACATGGTAAGTGTCCGATATGTAAATTTAACCACTAATTCCTATGAGCTTAGAAATGTTACTAATGTATGCCTTGATCTTAATTATTAGCCTTGGCTTTCTATACAGAGAACCATGAAAACCTGTAGTAAATGTGGTCTAACCTTACGAGGGCATGACAAGGAGGGGGATATATGTTTAACTTGCCTTTCCTCGTTAACTCCTCATTGTAACTTTGACCAAGGGTATAGTACCATCGAAGGATGTATCCGACAAACAACCAACAATCCAATAAAAAGAAATATGATAGAAGAAACTATGCACTATATCTTTATTACTTATTTTAAAGATAAACTAAAGAATAACGAGTACCACAAGCACAAGTATTTTCCACTTTACCTGTCCTTACAACACTTACTGGAGGAGTACAACAATGATTGATATTACACAATATATAGACAGAGAGAAATTATTTATCGATGCGATAAAAGACAGGTTTAGAAGTTATGTAGAATGTGACGCTTGTTGGGTTTATGAGACGTGTTTTCCTATGGATCAAGATATAATTGAAAAGAATGGGAAAAGATATCTTGAAGAACCTGAAGAAGGAATGGACGTAGAAAATTTAATGCATGAAATGAGTGTTGCAATTGATGAAATTAAACTAAAAATAGATAATCTGTTTAGTTTCTTAGATGAAATAGAATTAGATTACTTTGATATTCATAATGACAGCAATGAGTTTATAGTCTGGATGAATGATTATTGGTACAAAGAATTTAAAGAAGGTAAGTGGGGAGAGCTAAAAAAGAAAACACAAGCAGACCCTGACTATAAGAACTGGCACATGGAAAAGTTAGTTGAAAGAGGACTAAAGAAAGGAATGGAAGACAATGGATGAAGATAACGATATAGAAAGAGAAGAGACTCGATGGGAGTACAAGGAAGAGTTGAGAAGAGATATTAACCGACACAGAGGACTGATTGATTTTGATATAGACTACGACGAGGAAGAAGAAGACCATGAGTAGAGACCTTGAAGACTTCGATAATAATGTCTTGTTAGGAGTGAAATTTGCAGAACAAGTTACGAGGGCTTGTGATCTCTTTTGGAGTAACAATAAATTAGGTTACGATAAAGACGGAAAGGTAATTAGAACAGATGAAAAGCGAGTCCGTCCGAGAGATTTCAAAGATATTCTATTTGGAGAAGCTTTGTATAAAAAAGCAGTGATTGAACACCATTTAAACAGCAAGAAACATGACAAATAATGATTGTGATATGATCCAATGGGGGAAAGCTAGGTATAGAAAAGCCCAAGAGATTTACAAAGCCCAAGGATACAACTCTGAATTACCAGCTTATAAGAAGTTGGGCAGAGAAGTACACGTCCCTATTGAACACGCTGTAAATAAATTCTTTGAAGACAACGCTAGACCTAACGCACCTGTACCTGTTTGGCTTCCTTATATATGGGACTTAGAACCTAGTGTTGTAGCTTTTCTAGGAGTAAAGGTATTGTTTGATATCCTACCTGGTGAACCTTACATATCCGAAGCTTCCTTTTTAGTAGCTAAAGCTTTGGAAGATGAAGTACGTGTTCGTTACTTTAAAGAGAATGTTACGGAGAGTGATTGGTTGTTATTAAAACGAGACCAAAAGGATGTACTTACAAGGAATAGATTTGTTAATAAGTTCTGGGATAAAGAAAGAAAGTATCACAAACAAGGAAGGTATCAAAGGTTTGAACTTTGGAGTAAGCGTAACAAGATAATGCTGGGTTCTTGGTTGATTGAATTGATTCGAATGCACTCTAATTTATTCCACGTTAAAATCAAGTACACTTATAATAAAGTTAAACGAAAAGTCATAGCTCCTAATAAAGACTTGTACGCTTGGGTTAATAAATACGATGAGAATTGTGAGGTTATCCGTCCGTTCTATTTAGCTACACCTAAACCACCTGTTGACTGGATTGATAACTACGGAGGAGGATATAACAGTGAAGGACTACCTACTCTTCCGATAATGAAGATCAAGAATAACGACGGTATAAAACACAGAGACCTTAGCCCAGCTTACGAACCCTTAAATAAACTTCAACGAGTAGCTTGGAAGATTAATCCGAAGATGTTAAACCTTATGACTTGGGCTTGGAGTAAAGACCTAACGATTGGAGGAATGGAGAAGAGTGAACTACTTGAACCACTTGACATTGTACCTAGGTTATCTGAAACAGACCCTGAAGCTTTCACTGAATGGAAGCGTAAACAAAAAGAGATATACGAATATAATTTAAGGAGTAACGGACAGCGTATGAGGTGCTTGAAGATACTTAACATTGCAAAACGCTACGCTGAGATGGATGAGTTCTACTTTCCTTATCAAATGGACTATAGAGGACGAGTGTATTCAATACCTAGTTATGTTAACCCACAATCGTGTGACTTTGGAAGGAGTGCTTTACAATTTGCCAAGGGAGTACCTATAAATAACTACGAAGATAGTAGATGGTTAAGGATTCACGGAGCTAATGTGTTTGGAGTAAAAGGAAGCTATGTTAAACGCTTGGATTGGATAGATAAGAAGGAAGACTTGATACTTGAAAGTGCAAATGATCCTTGTGAGCATACTTGGTGGCAAGAAGCGAGTGAT